AATTTTCCTCAAACCGAGTTTAGGGCGCAGAATGGTGCGCTTACGATTTTAAGGTACGGCAACAAGAGGGTTGATTCAACCCTTTCCTTGGAATTTAGAAATATCTTGGATTCTGAAGCAAAGAAGATCATAGACAACTATATTAACGTGAACTCAGACCTAGACACTGTTACTTTTCTTAGCACAAACGCTGGCGCTGGTATTTCAGACGCCGGTTTTTTGAACTACATAAAAGAGCAGGAAACCGGGCTTAGCTGGAGATATGCCGGGCCGCCGCAGGTTACAAGCACTTTCAAAGGCAGGTCCACTGTGGTCTGTGAATTTATTGGGGTTTTCTTGGCCGATGATTAGAATGGGTGAGATGTCCTTTTAGGTCAACAGCTCATGGCCGACGTTTTCCGGGGTGTAGACGGTAAATTTTTCTTTGCAGGTAATCGGCAAGCAAAGACAAGCAACTGGACTGTTGAGGCAAGTGTTAACCTGCTCGACAAAACAGAGCTTGGTAATCACGCCATTGGAAACCTGGCCGACCTTAAGAGCTACACCGGCACAGCAACAATTATTTACTACAAAGAAGATAACAGTATTTCTAACCTGCTTGGCCGAGTTTTTAAGACCGGAGCAGTAGAGCCTGCAGAGGCTGAGTTTCGGTGGGGCGACGGAGATACCCTCAGGCTAATTAAATTCAGTGCAATCATCACTAGCGCAAGCATTGCTGTTGCACCTGGTGAAGTTGCTAGGGCTGAGGTTTCCTTTACGGCAGACGGTGACCTGACGAGCGTCACCGTGTAAGTTTTAGCCTTGAAAAACGCTAGAATCAAACCATTGTCCCAAGCGCTTAAAAAATGGCTATCTACACGGGCAAGGATGGTTCAATTACTTTTGGCAATGCCTTGCAGGCTAGGGTTAGAGCTTGGACTGTAGAGGGTAACCTGGCTCTGATCGAAGTAACAACCTTAGATAAAGACGCTGTTCAAAATGAGGCTGGCCTTAAAAGCTTTAGTGGAACAGCAACGATCATGTACCAAGACGACAACACGGCACTAAGTGAGTTGTTGGACAATTTATTTACAGCTGAAGACCCTGTGAAGACATCGGTAAGGTTTGATTGGGGGCCAAAGAAGCTTTCTTTTAATGCCTTTGTTACTTCAGCAACAATTTCAACCAGCATCGGTGAGATTATTACCGCCGATGTTTCCTTCACCGCAGCAGGCGACCTTAATCTTATCACCCTGTGATTAATGGCTGTCCTACTTGGGGAAATTGGGCAGATTGAGCTTCGTAGAACAAGCTTAGACGAGCCAATCACAGGGACAATAAAGCCTTCTGATGTCAATGCATCTAGGGGGCGTTTTAGTTTTGATTTTCCGCTTGGTCTTTTGATTACAGGCGATCAAATTGAGATCAAGACTACCGATGGAACGCTTTTAAGTTTTATTGGTTCAGATGGTTGGCCATCAAACCAAGTGTTTAAGGATGGAATTTTTTACGTTTTTGTCAATGAGATCGGAGGCATCCGTCTTTACAAGACGTTTGATGAAGCCATCTCAGGTGAGCTTCCTGGCCGTGTGAGCCTTGTTGTGCCGAATCGAGACATCCCAATTTCAATCCAAATCCGCAACAATAACGAGCGAATCCTAGGGCAAGTAATTAGCTACGAAGTAAACACGCAGCGCGAGTCAATTGACAGCACTGCTCTTTCAGACGAATTTAGACGTGAATATTCTGGTCTGATCAGCGGCAGTGGTCGGATCACCTGCTTTTTCGATTACGAGCGCCGCGCAAATGATCCACTGATCAGAGGGGAGTCTGCCGGTGTTGTAGAAATGCCCATTTACCTAAATCAGCTACTTTTACGAACTAAGGTTGGCAGTGAATTTTGGGCCAAAGTAACCTTGGTTGGTCGCGGCATTAAGCCCGGCGGCAAAACAGAAGACTTTAACGATGAAGTTTGGTACGAATTTTATGCAAGGATTACCAATGCAGGTTTGTCCTTTTCCGCTGGAGAACCCATTGAATCCACCATTGACTTTGTAACAACTGGGCAGATTGAGCTACGCACAAAAACAGTCAGCAATTATCTATTACAGGAAGACACAGACCGCATCGTGCAGGAAGCAAACCAGAGCGGTTTCCTTGAAGTGGAGCAACAAGACTGATGATTTGCAAGTCCTAGAATACAGGAAGCACTCCGGTCGAGTAATCAGTGGCAGACCTAAAGATTTCAGAGCTTCCTGTACTGCTGCAAGCGGACGCGGAGGCCACCGATGATATTGCTGTTGCGGATAATTCTGCGAGCGAAACTCGCAGGCTAACGATCAAGGGGCTGGTTCAGCAAGGCGTCGTCAATTTAATTGATGATGCAGTAATTCCAGGCTTGAAGCTGGTTAACGACAGCATCACCGCAACCCAAATTGCTGCCAACGCCATTGGCGCGTCAGAGCTGGCGGACAACGCAGTTGATACTGCTGCAATTGCAGACGATGCAATCACAGAAGCGAAAATTGCTCCCGGTGCAATGGGCGCCGTTTCACTTCAAAATTTAAGTGTAACCACCGCAAAAATTGCTAATGACGCAGTAACAAATGCAAAGCTTGCGGATGATGCAGTAGATACTGCAAATATTGCAGACAACGCGGTTACAGCGGCAAAGGTTGCAGATGGCTCCATTACAGCAGCAAAGCTTGCTACTGATGCCGTTGAAACTGCAAAGGTTGCAAATGCGGCAATCACTGGTGCAAAAATTGCAGCAGCCACAATTACATCTGCAAATCTTGCAGTAAATTCTGTAACCGATTCCGAGCTAGCAGACGACAGTGTTGATACTGCTGCAATTGTCAACGCTGCTGTCACTGGCGCAAAGATTGCGGCAGATACAGTTACCGCTGCGAACATAGCCGCAAACGCTGTTGGTTCCTCTGAATTAGCTGATAATTCTGTTGACACCGCCGCTTTGGTTGATGGGTCGGTAACGGCAGCAAAAATTTCAGGCAGTGCTGTAACAACTGAAAAGCTTGCAAACGATGCAGTTACCTCCGCAAAAATTGCCGATAACGCTGTAGTAACAGCCGCGATTGCGGATGACTCAATTACCACCGCAAAAATCAATGGTGGAGCGGTAACAACAACTGAGATTGCTGCGGATACGATTACTGCCGCAAACATCGCGCCAAATGCGATTGGTGCTTCTGAGCTGGCTGATGATTCTGTAGATACAGCTGCAATTCAAAACAATGCTGTAACTAGCGCAAAGATTGCAGACGGCACGATTGTTTCTGGCAATATTGCTGCCGATGCGATCACGGCCTCTGAGCTTGCAGATGATGCTGTTGACACCGCAGCCATTGCTGCCGGAGCGGTAACTTCTGCGAAAATCGCAGCAGACACAATCACAGCAGCAAACATTGCTGCTGATGCAATTACGTCTTCTGAACTTGCTGACAACTCAGTAGACACTGCTGCGATTGCTGATGATGCTGTAACTAGCGCAAAGATTGCAGCAGATACAATCACCGCCGAAAACATCGCTCCAAATGCTGTTGGTTCGTCAGAGCTTGCAGACGATGCAGTAGATACGGCTGCAATTGCAAACGTTGCAGTAACTACAGCAAAAATTGCAGATGACGCTGTAACAAGCGCCAAGATTGCAGACAATACCATCGTTGCTGGAAACATTGCAACAAATGCAGTTGGGGCTGCAGAGCTGGCCGATGATGCGGTAGATACGGCTGCAATTGTTAATGCAGCTGTTACAACTGACAAAATTAATAATGCAGCAGTTGCCACTGCAAAGCTTGCTGATGATGCGGTTACTTCAGCAAAAATTGCAAATGACGCTGTAGTTACGGCCTCAATCCTAAATGGTGCAGTAGCCACCGCAAAGCTTGCAGCCGATGCTGTAACTACAGCAAAAATTGCTGCAGATGCAGTAACTTCCACCGAGCTTGCTGACAATTCCGTTGTCACAGCTGCTATCGCTGATGATGCTGTTACAGCCGCAAAAATTGCTGCTGACACGATTACCGCAGCTCAAATTGCTGCCAATGCAATTACAGCATCGGAGCTGGCTGACAATGCAGTTGACGCCGCAGCGATTGCCGCTGATGCAGTTACTACTGCCAAGATTGCAAACGGAGCGGTTACAACTACAGAAATTGCAGCTGACACTATTGTTGCAGCAAATATCGCGGCAAATGCAGTCGGCTCGTCAGAGTTGGCCGATGATGCGGTAGACACAGCAGCAATTGAAAATCTTGCTGTAACAACTGACAAGTTAAACGACGCAGCAGTAACCACAGCAAAACTTGCGGATGATGCAGTCACTGCTGCAAAAATTGCAGACAGTTCAGTTCCAACCGAATCAATACAAGACAACGCAGTAACTGCAGCAAAGCTGGCGACTGATTCAGTCGTAACTTTAAAAATTGCAAATGATGCTGTAACTTCAGCCAAAATTGCAGATGGTGCGGTTGTTACTGCTTCAATTGCAGACGATGCCGTCACAGCAGATAAAATTGCTGCCGACACGATTACTGCGGCAAATATCGCAGCAAATGCGATTGGTGCATCAGAGCTGGCAGACAATGCAGTTGATACAGCAGCGATTGCGGCGGCTGCCGTAACAACTGCAAAGATTGCCAATGGTGCAGTTACGGCAACGCAAATTGCAGCAGACACAATTACAGCAGCAAACATTGCTGCTGATGCCGTGGGTGCTTCAGAGTTGGCAGATGATGCTGTAGACACCGCATCAATTGTCAACCTCTCGGTTACCGAAGGCAAAATTAGCGACCTAGCAGTAAGCACTGCAAAGATTGCAGACGACGCCGTAACGGCGGCAAAGGTTGCTGGCAATTCAATTGCAAGTGCATCAATCCAAACGAATGCCGTAACAACGGTCAAAGTTGCTGACGATGCAATCACAAACGCAAAGATTGCTGCGGATGCAATCACTGCAACTGAAATTGCAGATGACGCTGTGGCAACAGCTGCCGTTCAGGACAACGCAATCACTGCAGATAAAATTGCAGCTAATACAATTACAGCCGCTGAAATCGCAGCTGATGCAATTACAGCGTCTGAACTAGCTGATGCTGCAGTTGATACCGCAGCACTTGCCGATTCAGCGGTTGTTGGCGGCACTGGCACAGGAGCAAAGATTGCGGCAAACACAATCACCGCAGACAACATTGCAGCTGATGCGGTTACTTCATCTGAGCTAGCAGATAATGCTGTTGATACTGCAGCAATTGCAGATAACGCAGTCACTGGCGCAAAAATAGCGGCAGACACAATCACAGCCACAAACATTGCGGCTGATGCGGTTACTTCATCTGAGCTAGCAGATAATGCTGTTGACACCGCTGCGATTGCTGATGATGCTGTAACTGAAGTAAAAATTGCAGATGGCTCGGTTACAGTTAACAAAATTGGCGATATTGCTGTAACCAATGCAAAGCTTGCCGTCGATGCTGTATCAAACACAAAAATCCAAGACGACGCGATTACTAGCGGAAAAATCGCAGCCGGTTCAGTCACGGCGGCAAAAATTGCAACTGACACTATTACATCAACTCAGATTGCAAGCAATGCAATCACCTCAAGTGAATTAGCCGATGCTTCAGTTGACACTAATGCAATCATTGCAGCCGCTGTTACAGGAGCAAAGATTGCTGCTGACACCATTACTGCAGCAAATATCGCTGCCAATGCGATTGGTGCATCTGAGCTTGCTAACGATGCAGTAGACACTGCCTCAATTGTTGATTCAGCAATCACGGGCGCAAAGATTGCAACGGATACAATTACCGCAACCAATATCGCAGCAAACGCAGTTGGCTCGTCTGAGCTTGCTGAAAACGCAGTAAATACTGTCGGTATTGTTGATGGCGCTGTAACTGACATCAAGCTTGCTTCAGGTATTGATGGTGCAAAGCTGAGCAACGATACTATAACTGCTGCAAAAATTCCAACGGCTTCACTTGATCGTGGTTTAGATAAGACAAGCGGCAGTATTGGCATCACAAATTCAGTGACGCCCCACACTAAGAATGGAATTATTTTTAATGCTCAGGGTTTAATTACAGGCTCGGCTGATCTGCTGCCTACTGATTTGCCGGAAGCAACAACCACTGAACTTGGCGGTGTTATTGTTGCCAGCGACTCAGGCTTGGCTGTAGCTGTTGATGGAAACATCAGCATTGCAAATTCAATTACTGCAGCAACTGTTTCTGGTATCACTTTTGATGAATTTGGCAGCATTACGGGCGCAACCGCACTTGTTGGTTCAGACATTCCTGTTGCTACAACCACCACTGTTGGCGGCGTAATCGTTAACAGCGCAAACGGCGTTGAAGTTGACGGAAGCGGCAATCTTTCCATTGTTGACAGCGGCGTTGTTGCTGGAACTTACGGGAAAGTTACTGTTAACGGAAAGGGTCTTGTTACTGAAGGGACAAGCCTACAGGCTGTTGATATTCCAGAAATCGGAGCAGAAAAGCTCACCAGTGGCCTGTTACCGATGGCCAGGATTGGGGCAAACGTAATTACTGGTGAAAAGCTTGCAGACCTGTCCACTGTGAAGATTGGTGGTTCAGGATCTAGCGCTGGCGTTGTTACTTTCCCAACTGCTGATTTTACTGGCCAGTTTTTCTTTGATTCATTAAACGAAGACCTTTACATCTTTGACGGTAACGCTTACCAACCAATTACCATCACAAGCGGTGAAATCATCTTTGCTGGCACCTACGACGCATCAACAAATCTTGTTGCTTCTGTCACAACTGCCGGTCAAGCCGCCGGGATCAGCGCTGGCACTGCTGTTCCAGCCGCAAGCCAAGACAACAACAGGTATTACCTTGTCGTCAGCGAGCTGGGAACAGGTACAGCGCCCGCACCGGCAGTAGCCCTAAACCCGCCTGATATTCTGCTTTCAAACGGTATCACTTGGGAGCTGCTTGATGTTTCAAGTTTCGTGGCAGCGCAACAGGCCACAAATATTAATTTTACTCCGTTTGGCAATATTGTTTCAACCAATGTTCAAACTGCTCTCCAAGAGGTAGACACCGAAAAGCTTGCAAAAGCCGGTGGCACGATTACAGGTGAATTGCTGATTGGCAACACTGGATCACTTGTCTTCGAGGGCTCAACAGCAGATAACAATGAAATTACGATTGCGATCACCGATCCTACGGCAGACCGCACAATTACTTTTGGCGATGTAACTGGAACGGTTGTCACAACTGGTGATACCGGATCTGTTACAAGCACAATGATCAGCGATGACACAATTGTCAATGCTGACATTAATGCGAGCGCGGCGATTGATTACAGCAAGCTTGCGAGTTTGACAGATGCTCACATTCTTGTTGGCAACTCAAGCGATGTCGCAACAGTTGTTGCTGTCACTGGCGACATAAGCATTAATAACACTGGATTAACTGCAATTTCTTCTGGTGTCATTGTCGATGCTGACATCAACGCGAGTGCTGCAATTTCTGGAAGCAAAATCGTCTCCGGCACAACCTCCGTTGTTGGTGTTGTTCAGCTTGAGGACAGCACCACTTCAACATCAACAACAAAAGCCGCGACACCTAACTCAGTCAAGACCGCAAAAGATGTTGCTGATGCAGCGCTGCCAAAAGCAGGCGGGACCATCACGGGTAATTTTTTAATTGGCAACACAGGCACCTTTGCCTTCGAGGGCGCTACGGATGACGGTTTTGAAACTACCCTTTCGGTGACTGATCCAACTGCAGACCGCACAATTTCCTTGCCTGATCTAACCGGAACCGTTGCCCTTACTAGCCAGTTAGATGATGGAACGTATTAAGACATAGAATAGGAGGGTAATTCCGGCCAGGTTTCTGGCGTTAAGGATGGCCCTCCAAAATATCCGCTCTAACACCGCAAGCAAGCGCCCATTGGCATCTGGGTTGTCTGATGGGCAAATTGCTGTCAACACCAATGAAACCAGCCCCGGCCTGTTTTTCAAAGGTGCAGACGGTGCAGTTCTAAAGGTTGGCCCTGTCCACATCGGAAACACTGCGCCAAATAGCTCACCCGCTACCGGCGGTTCAACAGGCAACTCTGTAGGTGAGCAGTGGCTAGACACAAGCAACAGCGGCTTTGTCTTCAAGATTTGGGACGGCACAGATTGGCGGAGTGAAACCGGGCAATTTGTAGACGTTGCCGGCGACACGATGACCGGCGATCTCACCATCAGCAGCGCTGATTTGGTGATGGATGACGGGGAAATTATTGCTGCAAGTGGAGATGAAGCAACACCATCAATTACTTTTGAAGGTGACCTTGACACAGGTTTTCACAAGCCCGCAGCAGACAAGCTTGCAATCAGCACTGGTGGAACAAGCAGGGTAATTATTGATAACAGCGGCCGAGTCGGAATCGGTACGACGGCTCCTGATGAATTGCTTCACATAGAAGGCAACGTAGCTGAATTTAAGGGTACAAATACAAACCCAATTGATGTAACTGCTGGAACTGAGCAGATTTTCAAGTTTGGAATTGAAGGACAAAAAAATAATGTTTATGGTCCTGCTGGCTCTATTATTTTTAGGCAAGACAATAGCAGTTGGTCTTCAGCAGAAAGCAACTTTAAGCCAACTCGCATTGAACTATGCACGCAAGACGGTACAACCACTGATACATCTGAAACACCAAGACTTGTTGTTGATCAAAACGGCAATATTGGAATCGGTAAGACGGATCCTGGAGCAACATTGCATGTCAATTCAGCAGGTCAATCTACCTCAAACATTGACACAACAACATCAATTCAGCAAATTATTTCAGACAGTAATACTGCCGTAGGATCTGGAGGATCTATTGTTTTTGCGGCAAATAATGCAAATTGGAGTTTTGCAGCAATTAAAGGATTGGTGTCAAGTGGTGGCGGCAACAGCCGAGGTGATCTTGCCTTTTCTGTCAGAACTAATACTACTGATTCAACATTATCCGAAGCCATGCGCATCACCTCCGACGGCCGCGTCGGAATCGGTACGACGATTCCTAGGTCGCTGATGGAAGTTAGAAATGACAACTC